TGATTGATGAGATAGGCACTATCTTCAATTCACGAGATTTTTCAGGTGGTAAAAGAGCCGTTCCTAAACCGCTTTTTCAGCACCTTTGTCAATGTAGAAAGCGCAAAATGATGATACTTGCTACAGTGCAACGCTTCAATCTGCTTGATAAGCAGATACGAGATATAACGGCTACAGTGTCAACGTGCCGTGCTACATTCCGTCACCCTTATACACGCCTTATTAAGGTCAAAACCTACGATATAGACGAGTATGAGGCATATACTGAGAATAAGTCATATATGCCGAAAAAGCTTTACAGCCGTTTGTATTTGCAGACTAATCAGAGCCGACAGCTTTATGATACTTCTCAGCTTGTAGATAATATGCTTGATAAGGAGTACATCAGCGACACGGAAATACTTGCCAATCGTGGAGTAGATGTTACAAGTGACATTATGCACGATAGAAAGACAAGCAGAAGTCTGCGAAAAAGGCGTGGCGTATAGCCACGAGCGACCGCAGGGGCGAGCGCTTGCGCCGCCCTGCGGTGCGTGTGGCTATTACTTGATATTAGCCACAAAAAGTACTCACTTTTAAAAATGAGGTGTTAAAAATGCCCCTAAAAACGTCCTCTAAAGAGGTCAAGTGTAATACAAAGATAAAGGAATATCGTGACGGCAGTTATACTATAACACGTTCTGACCGACACATTTTTAAGGACCCTGCATTTGAGTATCACTGCAAGCATGAGCATAGTATTGACGAACGTTCAAGACAAGAGCAACTTAAAAAGGCTCGTGAAAATTACATATGTTATTTTGAGTATGAGGACGAAAACGGAAACATAACGTTTGATATGCTTGACACTCGCAAGTTTAAAGATAAGCAGTCACAAAGCGGTGAAGTTCGTTCCGATAGTGTTCAAAGAGCAAAGCAAAGTATCTTTGATATTGTTTATCAGAATGATTGGAAGTACTTTCTTACTATAACATTCAGCGGTAAAGATTTTGACCGCTCCGACCCTCGGGAAGTCTTTAAGCCCTTGAAACGTTGGTTTGATAATGCTGTTCAACGTAAAGGCTTGCGTTATGTCCTTGTTCCTGAGTTTCACAAAAAAGGCGGTATACATTGTCACGCTCTTATAAACGATTGTGACTTTAAGTTCGTTGATAGTGGTACACGTCTTGTTAAGGGTCATGACAAGCCCCTTAAAATAGATACTATAAAGCGCCTGCATATATGTGATAAGCTCGGCTGTGATATATCTGATTTGCCTGTTGTATATAACGTGTCTGATTGGCGCTATGGTTTCTCAACAGCTATTCAGACTTACGGACAGATGTCTAATCTAGCTTTTTACGTCACAAAGTACATAACAAAGGACGTAAAAAAGATTTTTGGCAAGTTCTTCTGGAGTAGCAAGAACATAGTCCGCAAAACTAAAGAAATCTATTGCAATTCAGACTTTAAAGATGATTTGCCTATAGTTTCTCCCCCTCGTGCTAATGTCTGTTTTCAGTATGAAAGCAGTTTCACCTTTTCAAGTCAGGTCGAAAAGAATTGCAATGATATACTTCAATATCTTAAAGAGAATGGAAATGATGATGTCCTATGATTTTTAAAGAATGGTTTGAGATGTTCTATAACGCATACTGCGTTGATGTGATAGCCTATGATTGCTATAAGGACTATTACTATATAAATCAAAAACACTTCGGTTATATAGCCGATATGGAGCTTACAGATGTCAAGCCTATTGATATTCAGAATTGTTTAAAATCTACGCTTACATACAGCAACGAACGTCAACGTCGTGCATACTTTCTGTTAAAACGTGTATTCCGTGAAGCTATAGTTAATGGTTATTGTGACAAAAACCCTTGCGACTATGTTAAACCTCCAAAACGTATAAAAAAAGAAGCTGAATATTTCAGCCCTGATAATCTTGTACATCTTTTTGATGATGATAGCAGCGTTTGCAGAATGTTTCAGCTTGACTTGTGGACAGGTCTCCGCCGTGGTGAACTTCTCGCCCTTAGTTGGGATAATATAGACCTTGATAACAGGTATCTTAAGGTTTGTCAGACACTCGTACATACTTCATGCGGTGATAGGATTGTACAGACCACAAAATCACGCCGTGATAGGCTTATCCCTTTGCATAGTAATGCAATAGCTATTCTTCATCAGATACGCTCTCAGGACGTCTCAGACGGCTTTCTGTTCGTTTCACCTATAACGCATACAGTTATATCCCTTAGACGTTATAACAGGCTCTACAGAGCGTTCTATGAGCAACAGAAAATAAAGTACCCTGATTTACAGTATCTCACTCCGCACAAGCTTAGACATAGCTATGCAACGTATCTTATTCAGTGCGGTGCAGATATTGAAACCCTTAGAGCATTGCTCGGACACGTTGATATAACAACTACCCAGCGTTATGTACATAGCAATTTCAATCAGATGTGCAAAGCTGTGAATAATCTCAAATTTGAATAATAAAGGAGCTTTTAAAATGAAAGAGTTTAATTTTTGGTGTAAAGAAAATACTGACCATGGCAAATGTGCCGATAAGGTATGCGATTATGATAACTGTTGTTGTTATGCCCACTGTGAGGAATGTATATTTTATCTTACAGATTCTCCTGCTTGTGAGAATTGCTCTGTACCTTGTTATGATGATTAATATTTATTTGAAATTATTATATTGAAACTTGAAAGGTATGTTGGAAATGAAAAAACAATATGATTTAAAGCCTTGTCCGTTTTGTGGAAATCCTGCTGAAATTGTTAAAGGTGAACCGTTTAGTTTTGCTCCTTATAAATTAACATACGTGGTAAGATGTAGCTCTGAGTGGTGTCTAATTGGTAGTTCTATTACTTGTAGATATGGTACAAAACAAGATGCTATTGCAGATTGGAACTACAGACGTAAACGTAATAAGCTTACTTGTGATGAGAAAGGCTATCCTATAAAAGAAAAGCAGGAAGATAATTAATTTTCCTGCATATCTTTTTCGAGTAGTTCAATTATAATTGCGTTCAGGCTCTTGCCTTTGCGTTCTGCATGGGCTTTGTAGACTTCACGCTTGCCCTTTGGCACTCGTACCTTGATATCGTCAAGCTTTTCTCTGTATTTTGCATTAGCCTTTAGTTGTGCCTTTGATGTTGCCATTTTATCACCTCCGTGCTAATCATTATATCATATTCCGACAAATGTGTACATATACAATTTAAACATAAATGTATACATATATTTGTGCAAAATGCGTATTGATATATGTACCCATTTATGCTATAATATATATAGTGAAAGAGATGAAGGTAACTTTCACAGCGGAGGAAATTGAAAGGAGTGAGGATAATGCAGAATATGCCTACAGCTACAGAACTTGCGATAAAGTATGCAAAGCGTGAACAGCTTAGAATTATAATAGACAAGGCTCTGAACATTCATGCTGATTGCGAATATGAAGCTTTGTCAAAGCTGATTAACGAACTCAAACAAATGCTTGAAGAAGCATAAAAAAATGTAGTCGGCAATCCGTCAAAATACACCGACTACATATTCACACACAAACTCGGATATCCTCCGCTTTGTAAATCCGAGTATAACACAAATTTTACTAAATGTCAAGTTGAAAGGATTGTTGAAAATGACTATTTCAAACTACTATGTTCGTGAGTATCTTCGCCTTTATCGTGAATATCGTAAAGTAATTAATATATTTGATGCTTTTCTTTTGTATGGGAAAATAGAATACACT